CTACAAATATAAATCATACTTTAGATGAATTAGCTGTTTATAATAAATGTATGAATACAGCATGTACCGTTTCTACGGTTAATTATAATAGAGGATTTAATGCTTTTACCTCTAATATTCAGTTAGATTCAGCTATTTGTTCTTATCTTCTCGCGGGTAAAGCTAGAGCTGCACGGAGTGATTTGGATTTTCCCCAATCCCTCCTGTCTACAGGAGGGCCACCTTTGGTTACAGAACCCGTGAAGTTGATCTCCCAGAAATCCCCGACGTTAAAAGGCTTACCATTCTCAGAAAATATGATAAGAACATTAATCAAACTAGGCGTGCCTACATTCGCGCTGGTCTTGGTGTGGAGACAATTTGCGGCGCAGCCCCAGTACCAGATACGGACCATGTACAATCCACGCTCGATGGAGCACTTTACAGAGTGGCGCGCAACCCGCCCGCTAGCAATAAGCGTACTTTACGCTCTTTTAAGAGGTTTGTTAAGCGCTGGTGTTTTGAAAATCTTAACCCCCTTGCCTCCGATTTGGACCTTAGCGTTAGGTATTGGCTTGAGCACGGCAGGTACCCTACTTTTAGAAAAGCCCAGCTTGAACACGTTGCAGAGCTCACAGAGGGCCTTGTCCGGGGAACAGGCAAATATGCAGTCGTTAAATCATTCGTTAAAGATGAACCACATATCGACTATAAATATCCCAGAATCATCAATGCCAGATGCGATCCATTCAAATGTAGGACTGGACCAATATTTAAACACATTGAGTCAGAAGTTTATAAGCAGCCCTGGTTTATCAAACATGTTCCAGTTGATGCGCGTCCTGCTCTCATTCGGGACCAATTGCGTCAGCCTAATTCTAGAGTTGTTGGGACTGATCATACGAGCTATGAAAGCTCTTTTACTCGTCAACTCTTATTGAGTTGCGAGTTAGTTATGTATAGATATATGGTTCGAAATCTCCCTGATAAAGAATGGATAAATATAGTAACAAGTGCTTTGACAGGTACGAACCACTGTCATTTTAAACACTTTAGTATGGACATTCCTGCAACAAGAATGTCAGGGGAGATGTGTACTAGTCTGGGAAATGGATTTAGTAATTTAATGTTATTTTTATTTGTTGCCAAGAAAATGAAATTGACCGGAGTAAAAGGTTTTGTTGAGGGAGATGATGGTATCTTCTCTTATTATGGGCCGGAATTGCAACCACAGCCTTTTGCCGAATTAGGTTTTAATATAAAAATAGTCAATTATGATAAAATTACTGAGGGAAGTTTTTGTGGAATATTAGCCGATGAAGATGATCTGATTTGTGTGACAGATCCCATCGATGCCCTATGTAATTTTGGTTGGACAACTAGACAATATGCTTATTCTAAAGTTAAGAAAATGAAGATGTTATTGAGATCTAAAGCATTGTCCATGGTGTATCAATACCAT